CGTTGCCGCTTGTGATACTCGGATCAGAGAGAATGTAAGGTACAGGTCGACCGCGCCAGTTATACGGTCGGTCTGCTGGGAGCGTGTCTGCTGTCTGACTCGCCGAATCTGCATCGTAGGAATAGATGAGGTCGCCATTCCTCGGGTCCTGCCCGATGACTGTTACCTGATTACATTCTGGACTCTCATAATGCGCCGTCATACGACGCACGACACGCTTGTTCTGCAGTGCTCCAGACACGCCTGCTGCAGCTGCTGCCGCCACGCTTTGGTACAAAGTCATTGCGCTGGTCGTTGTCAAGTCGATAGGATTCGCCCACTGGAACTTGTACCCACTTGTCGTCGGACTCCAGCCCGTGATGAAGTTCGCGCAGTAGTCGGTCTTGAGTTTCTGAAGCATCGATGCGATGGTGTCGCCACGCTGTGGAACGAAGGACGAATAACCACGAGCGATGTCTGGACTTCGCGAGATCTCTGTCCCTGTCGCGTCGTTGTATTCGAGATAAGTGGCTGGAGGGTAACCAGCCAGTGTCATCATGTCGCCGATTGCATCCTCGCCTGTATACCCGTCGTACAGGATTCCGTCCTGGAAGTAATACAGCTCGAAGTCGCGTGAGCGGTCCTGTCCCTCGAACTGAAGTTTTGAGAAGTTCAGCGACAGGTCAGCCTGCTCATACTGAATCTGCGGAGGAGCGAGCGTTCCACGGAAGATGTCGATGTATGTAGGTGTCGGCGTTGCGCTGTTCGAGATCGCCACACGAATCGGTCGGTCGCTGGTGATCTGTGGCTGTTGAACGCCTGCCGCTAGAAGTGCCGCACGTCTCGCTGTCATGCGAAGCGTCGTCCGCGAAGTTTCATCGACCGACAGCGTGAGGTCATCGATGTACTCTGTGATGTCCACGGGTTCATCTGCTGTCGCTGTCGCAGCAGGCGTGTATGTGGCCATGGCTGCAGCCACACCAGACGTCTTCGTATATGGCGACGGAGTGGTCACCGTGAGTTTGAGGCGCACTGTGTCGATGACACCATCTGGCGTGTACGGTGAGTTTCCAAAGTCGACAATCGTCACCGCTTCTGTAATGGTTCCGGTAGAAGTTCCAGCCACATCAGACCAGACAGTGCCCGTGAAGGTCGCTCCCGTCGGAGGAGGATATCGGAGTTTGATTGGCTTCGAGTAAAAGACACCAGTCTCCTCGAATGCGATTGGTGCAATCTGAACCGTTGGTCGACCATAAGGAACACGCCATGCGAAACTTCCGGATGGCACGATAGTTTGTCCAGGTAAGTCATTCACATCCTCGAAGAGGTGTGAGAAGTTGGCGCCGAATGTAGATGTAACCAGCAGCTCGCGACGCTTGAATGGAATCATCATCAGCGCGATGTTGCGCTGTCCTACAGCACTCGCGCTTGCGACGCTTCGTCCAGGAGTCTTGTTCGTGTCTGACTGGTCATAGACGCCCTTCTGGATTCCGTTCTTATAGACGATGCAGGAACCATTCGCACGGAATACCAGCTCGACAGTGTTCGCTCCGCCATAGCCCCACTGAACGCGAAGGATAGGCAGTGGCGAAGCATCGACCCAGTTCGGGACGTAGGCGGAGATGTACCATCCCTGATTGACACCATACGACGCCGTGGTCTGAACCCACTGCGTGTTTGCTGTTCCGAGAGACGTTGCAGTCAGGTAATAATCACCTGCCGCGTTTATCTCCATCTGCTTCCATATCGAGCCTGTGATGAGCGTGTAGGCGCTTCGTGGCACACGAGCATAGAGTCCAGCGTAGTTACTGGACCATGCCTCAGTGACAGGTAGAGGCGCAGGCATGGCCGTGTTTGTCACATTGTCAAACCATCCAGTCGAATACTGTCGGTCCCAGCAGGTTCCATCAGCACCGACACACACGCGTCCGAGGTCAGGACGTGGCTCAGGACAGTCGACTTCGACCAACAGTGGCCAGTTTGTCGCCATTAGATTCTCCTCATCTCAGTGACCAGATTCTGTCGTCCAGCCTGAATCATCATCTTCCGCATCGACCGCTCGAGGTCCGTGCTTGCAGGGATAAGCGTCTGTGGAATGATTCCGACGCCACCGACATTCGTCGGGTTGTTTCCAGCCGTCGCAATCTCCGAAGCGGTCACACCAATGGCGCCCAGGCGTCCGCCTCCGAATGTTTGTTTTCGAAGGTCGAGCAGGTCTCGAGTGGACCCAGTGTTCTTCGCGATCTCGAATAGGTGTCCCTCCATCGACTTCGCCATGTCGACGAATGCGGCCTGCATTCTAGCGGCGTATTCAGCGATGGCGACCATCGTCCCAATGAGTCCGCCTCCACCCTTGCCTTCGGTCGATTTGCCTGCCTTCGCAGCTGTATCTGCCGCCGCACCAATGCCAGACATCTGTGGAAGTGGCGCGAGTGGAGAACCAGCCGTATTCCCAGTCGCTTGAACTTGTGGAACACCAGGTGTTTTGAACATCTTGTCCATAATGGCAAATGCGCCAATGGTAAGACCTGTCGCCGCAATGATTCCCGCAATCGATGCCGCCGCTGCTGCTGGGTTTGCAGCTGCCTTCGCGACAATCTCTGCGATTGTCAATGCGCGAAGCGCCGTCACGGTTGCATAGATCGCTTTGACGAACATTCCAAACTTGACCGACACATCGACAATAAAGGCGGCGAGGCCGATGCCGATCAATGCTTTAAACATGGCATTCGCCGCTGTTCCTGCTTTGGTCATTTCTTGAATCAGTTTCGTCGTGCCTTCAAGTGCAGATGTAACAGCCGGACCAAACGCGACAAGCATCGAAGCCATGACGTTCCCGACTGCGACCTGTAACTGGTTGTATGTGTCTGCTACGTTATCGACAGCCGTCTGTAGACCGGCAGATGCCTTCGGCATAGCGTTGAACGCATCGGCGATTCTCTTGGCTGCATCTGCACCACTGATGCCCATTTTACGAATCTGCTCGGCGTTCTGTGTTCCGAACGCCGCCTCCATCGCTTTTCCAAACGATGGTAATGCTTCGCGAAGTTGGTTCAGTTCTTCCTGGTTTACTTGCGTCCCGTTGGCGAGCTGGCTCATTGCAGTGATGACACGCTCGACTGTATCGGCAGATGCACCAACAGAAGCCACTGCATTCGCCACACCTGCGAGTGCCTTCTCTGCTGTGTTCGCGTCAAACTTTGCAGATCTCAGGCGAATGAAGCCCTTCACAGTCTGCTCGAGGTTGATACCAGGAAGGAGCGCAATCTTGCGGAGGCGGTCCATCTCAGCCGTCAGTTCGGATGTAGAACCAACAGTCGTGGCGAGAGCACGCTGGAGTGAGTCGTAGTTCACAGCTGCATCGAGTGCAGACTTTGCGAAGCCAGCGATGGCCGCTCCTGCGAGGAGACCTTGAAACTGCTTGCCGAGTGCGTCAGAGGATTGTTTCGTCTGGTCGAATGTATCGGCGGTTTGCTTTGCTTCAGACTTGATGTTCCGAAGTGCCTGAACAGCATCGCCGGCGCCTGTAACTTTGAAAACGATGTCGAAGATGCCGAGCGCCATTAGATAGTCCTTTTCGCCAGCACCGACATCACGGCCTTGACGATTTCAACAATTTGATTTTCCCAGACTTCGCCAGCCCATGCGACTTCGGCGAACTCGTCCAGGCTCAAATCGGTCTCGCTGGGATGGCGCTTCAGATGTCTCACTGAACAGTAGAGTATCTTCTGCGCCACCCCGCCTAGTCGTTTGGGACTTCGTCCACCGCTGCTTCGATGTCAATCGGGAATGCTTTAGCAAACTCTCCGACCACGTAGAGGTAAATGTCCGAGCGGTCTCGAGCGAGCTGTGCAAACCGACGCGATGGATTGATTTCACCGTCTCCAGGCTGAATCACATAACAGCGTGCCATGATCATCAGAATCTGGAGCATCTGGTCCGGGAACTCCGGGAATGCAATCTTCAACGCCTTCTGGACTTCGGGTCGAGGAAACAAATCAGCGGCCTTCGGTTCACGGAATGTGAACGAACCAGGCGCACCGATGAAGCGCTCGATGTCGACACTGTGATTCGGTCGACCTTCTGTTTTAGGAATGGCGTCGAAGATTGAACTCAAGTTATGATCCTGCCAGACCAGTGATTCCGCTCACACCGAGTTTGATGGTCGCGGTTTCGGTCTGTGTTTCTTCCGGAGTCAGGGACAACCCTGCTTCTGTAACCATACCAAAATATTTCACGACGTTGCCAGCAACAGATGCAGCACCATCCAAGTCTACATCAATCTCACAACCGAATCCGACTTTGCTCTGGAAGAGAGGTCCAGTGGTGTTGTCGATGTACAGTTCGAGGTTCACTGTTCCGGTTTGTGTCGTCGGCAGGGATGCTTCGTAGACCGCGCACAATGCCGTGGCGTTGACCATGTTCTGTGAAACAGTCGAGGAGAACGACTTTGCCAGACAGACGATGCTGGTTGCGGTCGTTGTCGGAAGTGCAGTCGTGTCACCCGTGAGTGCAGCTGCGGTGAAAGTGATCGTCAGTGTGACGTCTTTTGCGAGTAGTGGACGAGCCATTGATAGTTACCTCTATGGAGTTATTGTGGCTGTGTACAGTTGCACTATGCCATTGTCGACGCGACCATCCTGGCTCACGTCTACCGATGAGCTCACGCTCGTTCGATTCAGGAAAAATGGAGGCGTGGTCGAATCGACTGTCTGCTTGTTCAGGAGCGTGTCGATACGGTCCACGATGCCCTTGATACGCGCCATCGATACAGCGCCGGACTGTGTATCCCAACACCACACCTGATGGCTTGATGTCGTCACGATACGACCGCCACACAGCGACTGTTCATCGGTCTGACCTGCATCAGTGTGACGCACCACGATGTATGGCACTTGTGGCTGCCTAAGGGATATCGGGTCCTTCTCAGGAGCGAGATACAGATAGATGCCCTGCTGGTAGTTCGGTGCGCGATTGTCTACCGCCAGCAGTCCCTGGAGCGTCGCATCTGCTGTGAGCGTGTCATAGATCCACTCGTCGACGACTAGACTCTCAACCATTGAAGTATCTCCTCACGACGCTCGTGAATGCCGCCCACGCCTTGTCGGATGCAGGAATCGCGAATGGTCTGTTCTTCACGAACTCGAGAATCTTCCCGTATGGCGCCGCGATGCTTACGATGTATTCGTAGTCATTGACGCGACCGACAGTGATGGACGAACGCAACGCGCCTGTGAGGACCGCTGGTGCTTGTCCTGGCGCGGATGCCTGTTG